TGGTCACCGTGATCCGTCGCCAATAGAAGCAAAAGCGAAGACGAACTTTGCGACCATACAACAACAATGGCAGAACAACACAGATGCACTTGTGCAAAAGTGGTCGAGTGTGCGTGATGCACAGATTTCAGAATTGAAAGATCAGATACAAGAAGCAGTAGACAATGGCGATGTGGATGCTCTTGCATCAATTATGGCCGACACAACTGGTGAAGATCTTATTGCACAACACATGACGCAGATGATGGAACAGGCAATAACAACAGCACGTGCAGAGGCACAATCACAGGGTGTGTCAATTCCTTTACTTAATACAACTAACCTTGCAAAACAAATGTCAAAGCAAGCGGGTGCAGTTGCGAACATAATGAATAGAGGAATCTCAAACACTGCGGCAACACAAGCGCTTATGCGTTATGGTATTGACAACGTGTCTGGTGCTGAGGTTGCAAGTGCAGTAGGAGATCATCTTGCTGATCTTAGTCCTACGTATCTCAATGATATGTTAGGAGGTGCGCTAACACAAGCGCAAAATGCAGGTCGCATTTACACAATGCAACAAGCGCCAGGTACCTACTATTCCTCAGAATTATTGGACGAGGCCACTTGCGAGGAATGTGAAGCAGAGGACGGAACAGAATTTGATTCTTTAGCAGATGCGCAAGACGCTTACCCCGTGGGTGGTTACTCAGAATGTCTAGGTGGACCAAGATGTCGTGGCACGATTGTGGCGGTGTATGTAGAAGCAGACTCATCAGAAACAGATGACACGAATTCTTAAGAGTCTATGCTATAGTGATTTTCGATTCTCTACTAGGAGGAAGTGTAATGACTTTTCCATTTATTCCGTCGGATACTCCGAGTGCCTATGTCAACCCGGACCCGACGCCAACCATTGAAGAGTTCAATGGCACACTCGTTGCGAACACTGTTGACACAATCACATTTGTGAACTCACACGCTGGTGTGAAGATCACAAGCATCAGTGGTTCCGCAGTTATCCAATACACGGTGGATGGCAGTACGCCCGCCGCTGGTACGTCGCCTGAATTGGCTGCAATCGCTGGTGCGTCAGCCATCATTCCGTTTGATGGTGAAGACCTCGCGGTTGTGAAGTTGCTTTCAACCGGCACCCCCACTATTGCTGTTGAAGGTCTCGATGAACTTGAGTTGCACGAAGATGAGGCGACTGACAATCAGAGTTCTTTCTAGCCAATGACATCGGAGTGGGTTTCCACTGATGCGATAGCAGAGGTTGAAGTAGAGCGTGTTCCTCCATACGTTGGTAGTCAAGTCAATCCTCCCTGGGAGACGTATATCGAACCAGGTATGACGCCAGTTGTAGGTGCTCCAATGCCTGACGATATTTGGTTATTGGCTGATTACGACCCGCTTTTCTATGTAGGCTTGATGGCGAAGTATGGGTACACAATCAATGCGTGGAAGACGATTAAGAACCCACCACAACCCATCAAGCCTTACATCCCACCTCGTCCTGTGCCAGTGTACATAGGAATTGAAACTGGTGTAGGAGAGTTCACAGGACAGAGTGCACCGGAGTTTTCAGCATGACGCATAAATCAATGCACTATGTAGTATCGTCTTTGAATATGAAGGACATCACGAAGCCTACACTGGTGCGCGCATCATTGTTAGCGCCTGAGGCTCCTGTGGTTGAACAACCTGCTCTTGTCACAATCCCTAATGTTGAACTTCTTGAAGTTGGTGAAGATTGGGCAACATCAACGGGTACATTCACTTGGAGCATTGAGGACTTGCAATCCGCAATCACATCGCAAGATGACCCATTCGTCCGTACTCCCATCCTGAAACTTGGTCACGTCGATCCTCGCTTCGATGGCCAACCATCACTTGGGCAGATTGAGAATTTACACTTATCTGAAAACGGACAAACACTTTTGGGCGACTTGGTTGGCACACCACTTTGGTTGGCACAGTGCATGGCGTCTGCGTTTCCACGTCGTTCGATTGAGGGCTACTTCACGTATGAAACGAAAGCCGGTAAGACATGGCCGTTCGTACTTACTGGTCTTGCGCTTCTTGGAACCGCGTACCCAGCGATTGATAGTCTCGCAGATGTGAAGGCTTTGTTTAACGGTACGCCGCCTGTTCTTGTCCCAACTGAGGAGAACCCACTTATGCTCGCAAGTGTTGATGGTGGACCCACGATTGCATTCCCATTGAATGACAGACCACTCTTTGTGAAAGCAAGTGCACCTACGCAAGTTTTGGCTGATGTGTCAGTCGATGACATACGGACTGCCTTTTACGATGGACCTGCCTCTGGGCCAGACATGTTCTGGTGGTGGATACGTGAAATTCGTATTGACCCAGCGGAAATCATCGTGGACGATGATGCAGGAAATCTCTACAGAATTCCTTACACCATTGATAGCAGTGCTCCCGCTACTGGTAGCAGTAGCAGTGCAGTTACGTTTGGACCTTCACAACAGGTGAAGGTGCAGTACGTGGATGTTGTTGCAGCAGGTCAAGTTGTGGCAAAGAAATTTGGTAACCCAGTTGCCGCAGGTCGCCCACGCGCTCGTGTTATAGTTCAATCATCGGAGAAGGAAGGTAATGATATGCAAGTGTCCGAAGAAGTTCTAACGGGGCTCGGTCTTACGGCTGAAGCAACGGAGGAAGAGGTCAATGCTGCGATGCTTGCAAAGTTGATGACACCTCCTGTTGTTGAGCCGCCCACTCCTGTTGCTGAGGTCACGTCGATCACATCTACGGAACCAGTTGTGCCAGTGGTTGAGCAGATTGCTGCCACTGCACCTAATGTTCCTGAAGGTATGGTCTTGATCGACCAGGCGACCCTTGACGAAGTCAAGCGTGGCGCCGCGATTGCTGCATCACTGCAAGGTGAGCGCGATTCCATGGCACGAAACCACGTTCTCGACAACGCCATCAAGGCCGGGAAGTTTCCACCTGCTCGACGTTCGCACTACGAAGCACTCCTCAAGGCTGACCCGGATGGGACGACCGCGATGATTGAGACGCTTGCATCTGGAATGATTCCGGTCACTGAGCGCGGGACTGACGGCAGTCCCGACACTGAGGCAAGTGTCGCTGAGACTTCGGCTTACCCCGATAACTGGAAACCGCAAGTTGCTGCCGCTCGTCTATCAAATGCATCACTAGTGAAAGTGGGGCGTGACTAATGCCAAGTAACATTCTTATCCCGTACTTCGATGATGGCAACAACGTCACCGGTACAACCACCGCGGCTGTCACCGGCAAGACGTGTCTCGACATCAGTGGTAACCTGGCGTCGGACAACACGTTCTCTGTGGCCACATGTGCCGCAGGCGCAAGAGCGTTTGGTGTCGCTGAGTATGATGCTGCGAGTGGTGCATTTGTTGGAATTGTCCGTAAGGGCATTGTTCCAATTACCTGCACCGCTGTTGCACTTGCTGCCGGCGTGGAAGTTGAGGTCGGTGCCAACGGACTTGTTCAGGTGTGGGGTGGAACCATCGCCACAGCACGGATTGGCAAATGTCTCACCGCTGCAAATGCATCAACTGATGCGATGATCGCACTCTACCGATAAGAGGGAGAAATGAAAACAATCACACCACGAATCACTGAGGACTTCGACCTCCCAACGCTTGTGTCGGCAGGTAAGAAGGGTCGGTGGAACTACGACTACGGCAACGGACTCATCCTGCCACAGGTCCACGGTTCAATGGCCGACTTGACCAACCCGGTGGAGCACCCCCTTGGGCCTCCCACGATGTCAGGTACGAGCATCACTGTGGACGTCATGCTCCAACAGCCGACACGCGTCACTGCGTTCCTGATGGACATCACGCTTACTCGATTCATTCTTGACCGTATCTTCACGTCAAACGGCGGCGTCACTGGTGGCGCGGTTGTGTATGACGTGATCGTGGCCAACGACATCTACACCTTGCGTGACGTCGACCCGGTGGCACCAGGTGCTGAGTTTCCGGTCGTCACCTCGGTCCGTCGTGTTCCGAAGGTCGCGTCCGTCGTCAAGTACGGTGGTAAGTTCTGGATTTCGTATGAAGCGCGAGACCGCAACGATCAGGTTGCGTTCAGGAACGAACTTGTGCGATTGGGTAACACCATTGTTCGCAAGTTGAACACGGCCGCAGTAGCCGCACTCGCTGCCGCCATTGCCGCCAACAATGGCATGTCACAGTACGTCGGCAACAACTGGGAGACTGCGATTCCGAAGGGTGCAAACCCGACGCCACCGCCGCTTACTCCTGGTGCTGACTTCTCCAAGCCACAGATGCTTGCGGACCAGGCTGAGTTGGGAATTCAGTTCGACACGATGCTTGTGAACCCTGTGCAACTCAACTCACTCCGCCTCTTCTATGAGGATGGCCTTGAGCAGATGATCAGTGACGCGGGTTACTCCGAGGTGTACGCTTCGAACCGCGTTCCTGTCGGCACTGCATATGCCGTTGCGTCAGGTCAACTTGGTGAGATGCGACTGGAGCAGCCACTCATGACGGAGACGTGGAATGAGACAGGTCGTCAGGTTGCGTGGACCCAGTCTTCTGTGCGCCCGGTCATGTTTGTTCAGAACCCTTGGGCTGTCATGGAGATCACCGGAATTTAATCCGGAAGAGAAGAGAGGATGCAAGAAGATGGGGCAATACAAAATTCGTCATGCACTCGCGTCATGGGTGGATGAGACAACAGGTCAGCAGGTTGGTCACACGGCATTCCGAGGTCAGATTGCAGAGATTCCTGAAGACGAGGCAACTCGCTTGAAGGCGTATGGTGCAATCATTGGTGCCGATGAAGAGTTGCCACGACCTGGGAACATCGCGGAACTATCACCATCACCAACTGATGAGGAACTCATCGCTTGGTTGAGTGCAGCGAACACTGACGAAGTCGTCTCATTGGTTGCTGAACGTCCTGAACTTCGACCACGTATTGATGGAGCATTGGAAAATGTGACGCAAGCGCAAGGTGCTGAAGCGGTTCACCTTGAGGAAGTTCGTCGAGCGATGGCTGGTATGCCACCTGTGAGTCATGACGAAGACATCATCATTGATGTTAAGGGTGCACCGACGGGTGGACAAACTGACGTCCTTGGTGGTAACACGCCGGCAACTGGTGCAGACGACACCACGCCAAATCCTGATGATGTGAATGAAGACATCATCATTGATAAGGGAGAGAGTTTCGCTGTTCCTGTTGACTCGGGTGCGCTTGATGGTGATTCAGTTGAAACCAACACACCACTCGAAGAAGCACCAGTCGCTCCTCCTTCCAATGTTGACTATGCTGCACTCGTGACGGGTCCAGCGGATGGTGTTGCAAGTTACATCGCAACACACCCAGCCGAAGCCGACGCCGTTCTTGCTGCAGAGACACAAGCAACGAATGGCGCACCACGCGCACCCATTGTTCTTGCCGCACGTTCCGCGGCACAGTTCAATCCTTCGGGTAATTAGTTGGGTAGGTAGTTATGCCACCGTCTTGGGCGCCAGCAGTGCAGGATGTTGCGAACATCCTACGCGCCCGAACCGTCAGTACCAACGGTGCAGAACTAGGATCATTCTCTAGCGCCACACGACCTACTGACACCGCAGTCACAGACCTCATCACCGCGGCGTGCAACGATGTCATCGATGCTATCGGTAACACAGATGTACCGACTGACTTACAAGCAAGTGCAGGTTCACTTGCTGCCATTGGCACCGCGATGTTGGTGGAGATGGGGTATTATCCTGAGCAGGTTAACACAGGTCGCTCAATTTATCCACAACTTGCGTTGCAATACAAGGATAAGTTAAATCGTTTGCAAAATGCAATCGTAAGTGAAGGTGGCAACCGTCCTACCGCTGAATATCAAACTCCCGCGGGTTCATTTGGTGGTCCACCCGTTCCTGCAGGTTGGATTCTTCCAACATGGTGACATCATGCCTGTAACAATTTCGCTAGAAGTGTTTGGTGAAGCAGCCATCTCACGTGAACTTTTACGATTCAGCGAACGTGCGCTTGATGCAGCACCTGCATTTGAAGAAATCTCTAAGATGTTCTACGACTCGGAGACGAAACAGTTTGATACCGAAGGCGCTTGGGCATCGGGTGGATGGACGCCGTTAAAGCCTGCGACAGTAGCAGCGAAAGCGCGTAAGAATCTTCGCACGAATATCTTGCAACGCACTGGTGCATTGTACGAATCACTTACAAGTGATGGTTCTGATTTTGGTCACAAGATTATTGGTCCTTCATTTATGGAGATCACATCAAGTGTGCCATACGGGAAGTACCACCAGCAAGCCGATGGCCCTGGGAAAGGTATCATCCCGATGCGAAAGCCAGTTGAACTTCCTGAAGGTGTAAAGGTTGACATGGTGAAGGTGTTACAAGCATGGATTGTTGGTGGTGTGAAGTTTGGCAATGCGGTAACAGTATGAGCATCATCAATCCACATCAAATATCATTTGGTGACTATGTCACAGCGCACGATGTTCGTGATGCATTGCAATCGACCATTGAGAATTGGATTGTGACATACCTTGCAGAAATGTCACGGCACGATAGTCAAGATCCGACTACTAGTGGAGGAACGCTCCCAGCATTCTTGTCATACCCTGATTCACTTGACATATCACGATACCCGGAAGAGCAACTTCCTGCATGTATCATGGTCGTGCCAGGACTCACTGAACCTCCAAGAAAGACGGGTGCAGGCAAGATCAATGCTAATTGGAGTGTTGGGATTGGCGTTGCAGTGACTGGGCAAAACAAATCCGACACACTCAAACTTGCGCAGTTGTATGCAACCGCGGTGAGACTGATAATTCTTCAGAAATCATCACTTGGAAACTTCGCTACTGGCGTACAATGGTTACGTGAAGAGTACACCGGAAACATTCTCCGCTCTGACGATTTACGAACGATGGCAATCGGTGTGTTGGAGTTTACTGTGAGTGTTGACAGTGTGGCTGATGAATCACAAGGTCCTGTGGTTGCGATAAGTGACAATGAACCTGTGCTTGGTTGGGATACAGTAGAAACACCAAGCATTACACTTACAGGTGACACGACAGAACAGGAGTTGTAATGACAATTGGAAACGTTCTTTGCACGAGTACACATCCTGTCGATCTCGACAGTGGCAAGGTACTTGGCCCGGGAGAGCATGCTCTTAGCATTGATCTCGACCACCCGCACAACGCTGATGTAATCGCCAACGGACATCTCATCGTTATCGGTGATGCACCGGTTATCACACCACGGACTGAATCTGGTGAGCCTCACCCGAGCACACCCAGTGTTGCATCAGCACCTTCAATACCTGCAACATCAAAATCGTCAACTTCGACAGGAGATGAGTAATGCCAAACACACCGGGTGTAAACGTTATCAGTCGCACGTCTGTCACTGCACAGACTCCGCCGACTACCACCGACACAGCATTCATTGTCGTGGCAAGTCTTCAAGGTCGAACTGACCAGCCTGTTCTTTGTCGTTCCTTGAACGACTTCATGAACAACTTCGGAATCCGCACTTCATACAGTATTGCGTATGACTGGCTTGATGCCTTCTTTAATGAGGCGGGTGGAGGTCAGGTCTACGTGTTGCGTGTTGTTGGTCCTGCTGCCGCGGTTGACACGCATACGTTCAATGACTCTGGAGCAAGTCCATCAATCACAGTCACATCAATTGGTGCTGCTGCATCAGGACTATCGGTTGCGATTGTCTCAGGCACGCAGAGTGGTACGTACCAAATCATTGTGACTGGCTTGCCGAACGGCCAAACGCTTCAGTCTTACAACTTGACAACGGTCACGGATGCAGTGAACTGGGGTGCAAGCCAAGCGCTCATCCGTGTTGCGTCAGCGGGTGTGAATGCACCAGCGAACATCGCGGCAACTGCACTAAGCGGTGGTCTTGATGACCACGCGAACATCACTGATATCATTCGTGTTGCTGCGCTTGCGAATATCACCCGTGGTCTTGGTGCTGGGCAAGTTGCGATTCCGGGTTGCACAACTGAGACCATTCAGGCCGGGCTATTGAACCATGCACTCACTAACAACCGTTTTGCACTTCTTGACACTCCTGACTCAAGTTCGACTAGTACACTCACCGGTCTTGCCGCCGCTGCACAGGTTGACACCAATGTCAATAGCACTGGTCTTGAGTACGGAATGATGCTGTGCGACTGGCAAGTGATTCCTGGCATTGTTCCGAACACAACGCGGAGTGTTCCACCATCAGCGATTGTCGCTGCACTCATTGCACGCTCTGACCGTAAGTCATTGAATCCGAAT